GGTTGTCCGGGAACCGGCCCAGGACGGAGGCGATATACAGGGCCGACTCCTCTCCCCATTCCCGGCGCCGTTCCTCGATCTGCTCGGCGGTCACCATGCCGGGGATGACCTCCCGTCCCATCTGGATGTTGGGCGTGTCGGCGGCTGATATCGATATGGTGTGGTAAAGGTCGGCGCCGCCGTGGAAGGCATCGTAGAACTCGCCGGAGCTGGCGAAGGCGTTCCCGGTCAGGAGCATCCGGGCCGGGTTTAATCTCTTGACGGCGTCGATGTGGGACTGCTCGATATTGTGGGCCTCGGTCAGGATGACCAGGAGGTTCGGGCTATGAAAGCCCTGGATGTTGTATTCGTTATCGGTGGCGAAGCCGACCGCGTAGTGGCGGTCGTCCAACTCCCACCGGGCCGTCCGGTACATCTGACCGCCCAGTGGCGCCCTCGCCGTGAGGTATGCCGACCGGGCTTCCTTCCACACGATGTCGGAGACCTGGCGATGAGTCGGGCCGAGGACGACACAAATGGCGGGATAACGGGTCGCCATCCACCAGAGCATCACCCGCGCCGATTGCCAATCCTTCCCGGTCCCATTGGCGCCGACGACCGCGACCCGGTTATGGTCCCTGACCGCCCTCGCCATCTGGAGTTGCTTGTCGTAAACGCTGGAGCAACCGAGGACCGCGTCCCAGAACCAGGCCGGGTCAGTCCTGGAGTGGTCAACCAAGAATTGCTTCTCGGCCTGGGTTAGCGTTGTCACGTTTGATAGACCGCGATATGGACGGCCAAACGTGGTTTGGATTTAAGGCCGGTCACTCGTGTGCTGTGGTTACATTCGGGACACCGTGTCCACCGGGACTTCCGGCCATCCAGGGAGGTCTGGACTTCAATCGCCCCGGTGACAGGAAAGCCGCCATTGGCGCACAATATCCTTAGTCGCCCCCGCTTGTCGTAGCTCTCGACCGTCCGCCCTTTCTTAGTTTTCCACGGCCAGATCAGTCCCAGCATTCGCGACCTCACGTTCTCCCTCCACTATCTGGCCGGCGCCGTCCATCGCTTCCCGGAGGAGGTCCGCGAAGGTGACGCCGCCAACCATGACGTTCTGTTGTTGGAGTTGGATCAAAGGCTTCTCCGGTATCAGTCCGCCGATGGTGTCCAGGCGCCGGAGAATGTCCAATACCATCTGGGTCGCCTTGGCCGCTCTCTCATCATCGGGGCCGGTAGCCTGACTCCACCACCGGAGGAGGAGCCGTTCATACCTTGACCGCTGGAGGTTGTACTCTTGCTGGACGGCTTCCTTGTCGTCCCGGCGTACCTCGGACAGCCGGCGGTGGATGTCGTTGTGGACCTGGGTCTTGGACACGCCGACCTGTTCCGCGATGGCGGTCTCGGTCGCCCCGGCCATCTTCATCTGGAGGACTTGGGAGCGTCGATTCTCCGCCGCCAGGTTCTTGCCGTTATTCAAAGCCACGACTCAGTCACTCCAGCAATCGGGCCATACGGTCCCGTAATGGGAATAAGTTCTGGAGCGTCCGGGTCGGTGCTGCCCCGCCCTCTCCGGCATGGATAGCCGGTGGTTCGCTGGAATCCTTCGGACGCTTGGGATATGGTTTGGAAAGGGAAGCTATCTGCTCTTTCATGGAGTCATCAAGTGGGTACAGATAACGGTATTTCCCTTCCAACGGAATCGCTATACAGTCCCTGACCTTCGGGACATGGGTCATAACTCCAAACTGCCGAGCATATCCCGATGCAGTCACTTGCCTATCTCGATACCGCCGACCATCTGCGCTAATATAATCATTCTTGCTTGAGGTCTTTCCACAATACATCCAGCCCGCACCTTGATAAATGCCCCCATGATGCCCCTCGTTGGTGTCCGCAAAGGATACAATAAGCCGAAGCCCGGATTCCTTTCTTCGTAACATCGCAACAGCAATAGTCAGGATACGTGACACTGGGACTATATGAGCAGTTATAGCGACCCTAGTTAACTCTGCAACTTCCGTTTGCTGCAACCCATAAGCCGCCCCCAGATGCGGACTAGCCCCACGGGCAAAAACTACGCATCCAATAAATTGGTCACACTCCCACACCCCAATTCTAATTGTTGGCGGCATCGGCATGCTCTTGGAATAGTGCCAATGTTCCACCGCATACTTGGCAGCAGCGTGGGAACACCAATCGAGTTTAAGGTCTGCCTTGTTCACAGCGCAAACTCATGTCCACACTCTGGGCATTCAATCGGTTTCTTTTCATCCAACCGCCCTTGGTCATCAATACTGCCGGGTTCAAAGTCCGGCATAACGTCCCGTTCCCCGTTAGCCAATGCCTCCAGCATATCGTTGACCGCTTGGGACTCGAACTGGGTGTCGCGTAGTAGGTGGAGGAGTTGGTCCTGGTCGGCGTGGGCCATCATCGCCAGCGGGTCGTAAGTGAGGAGCATCTTGTCCGCTTCCTCCTCGGTTACGTCCACGATCAACACCGGGACGACTTGGTCGCCCATGACCTCTTGTCGGAGGTGGCCGTCGATAAGCTCCAGGCCGTCGTCGGTCTCCCTGGCGATGACCGCGTCCGCGAAGCCGATGTCCTCCAGGACTCCCCGGAGGGCGGCTTCCTGGGACGGTGGATGTCGGCGCCAGTTCTTGGGGTTGGCCCGGAGTTCGGACGCCGGTACGCGGCGGAGTTCCTTGACGCGGTCTTTCATCGTCATATCAATTTCATACCCGGACGCCTGACCAGATGTCGGATGGGCGACACCCAATAAGCCAAGCGCCCGGATCATTCCACCCTGTGACCGGTGAATGTCCACCCGTGGGTGGCGCCGTTATTCTACCACACCGCATATCGTGGACGGTCAGAACTACTGCCGGTGGTAGTAAAACGCCGCTATGGGCTTCTCTGAAGCGTCCAGGGCATATCCGCGGGAGGGTCAGACCTGGTCGATGGTATGCGCCCGACCTATCTTGAAGACCCGCTTGGACTTCTCCCGGACGCAGTCCTGGCACTTGCGGCGGGTCCCCTTGTCCAGGGGCCGGGTGGTGGTCCATCGTTGGAGGTGGCAGACGGGGCACTCGGCCCAGATGTACAGCCGTCCGCCCACCATCCCCAGGTCTCGCGCTCGGCAGATGTCACCGATGTCAGGCATGATTGACCCCTCGTCGTTCTTTGGTCGATTGTGATCGGGACCATGTACGTTTCCTGCAGGCCTCGTCGTGGTACTTTTGGCGTCCATGTGTAGGAGGAAAGTGTTCCCCGCATCCGACGCACTTCAATTTACCTTCCCGCTCCTCCCACAATGTCAGGAGACGCCGTAGGCATTCCAGGTTGCAGAATCGTAGTCTCTGATACCCGGCCCGACTATTGTCGATGGTAACCACGATGCGGTCCTCCCTTCGGCTTCGGCGCCGGCAGTATCCACATTCCCAACTTTTAGGAACCGATCCATTCAACCCTTGTAACCACGGCAACGGCATCATTCCCCTCCCAATACCCGCTCGATCTCCCCGTCCAGGCCGTCCGGTCTCCAGAGGAAATATTCCACGCCGGGGCATTCCGAGAGGACTTGTCCCCATTCGTCTTGTCCTGGGAGCCAGCGGTTGCCGGACTTGTTCCACCGGCCCTTGGTCAATCGGCCCTTTACCGTCTTGAGTTCCGCGAAGATAACCCGGTGCTGGGTTGGATGCACCATCCGGAGGTCTGGCTCCCCCGGCTCGGACTTCCGGGCGTCATAGGTGAATCCCACGATCCAGCCATAAGTCCGGGCCAGGGCGATGACGGTCGCCTGGAAGTCCTTCTCGGTGATGAGTTGCATCAGATATCCATAGAAAATGGCACATCCTCAACCCGCTCGATATGGAGTAGATTCTTTTGTGCCTGTCTAAAATAACTCGGCTTTAGTTCTACTCCGATGCCAAGACGCCCCAGTTGGACCGCTTCGTAAACTTCGGACCCGACTCCCATAAACGGCGTGAAGACCTTCTCACCTGGGTTTGACCAAAGCGTAACGCACCGATTGATTACGTCTAATTGCAGGGGATGTATATGCTTTTCGTCCTGTTGGTCTCTTGCTTCGCGATAGGGCAGCACCCGGTCAAGACGTATGTCATCCCAGAACGCCGAGGCGTACTGCCGCCATATCCAATGAGAATATCGGTTCTCTATTTGGTTTCCCTCCATCCCTCTCAGATGGTGCAATTCGGCGGGTACTTGTCTCTCACCAACGTATTCAGTCAATCCCACCGGGTGAACGATCGGGACCGGATTCTCTCCATGCCGCCGAAATACCAGGAGGTAATCTGCTGAGGCCACGCTGCACCGGGACGAATCCTCAATCAAACTCCGATGAGCCAAGTTTTTAGCCATTGTCCGATTACGAACGGTCAGCGGTTCCTTCCAAACGTGGTAACGAGCGATGTACTCAAATCCGATGTCTTTGTGCAGTCGGATAATATCGCCAGGAAAGTCCTTCAGAACGTCAACTCCGGTATTACCCGATGGGACGTCCATGCAATGCACCGCGGTCATTCGCCCCGGCATAGTTAGGCGGAATAATTCCTGCACCACAAATCGGTAATGCTCAAAAAATTCCTCATAATTACGGCAGTTCGATAGATCATTTTCAGAGGACGAATAGTGATAGAGTCCGGCAAAGGGAGGCGAATATACTGATAGGTGGATGGACTCACTAGGCAAGGTGGGCATCACCTCGCAACAGTCACCCAGATAAATAGCATATTGGTCTGTGATCTCTTGATTCATTACAACCATGACGGGATTGACACCTCCTCCTCATACTCTTGGCTACGCTTGACCGATAATGCGTCATTCATATACTGAACTAAATCTGAGAACATCTTGTCGGCAGCCTTGGATTTCCGGGCCAAGTTTTCTACGATACGTTCGTCCGCGTCAGTACTAACGAGGTTGACCATCACCGGACTTTCCTGGCCGAATCGCCAGCATCGGCGGATCGCTTGATAATATTGCTCATAAGAATGTGATGGGAAGTAGGTCATATGGGCGCAATGTTGCCAGTTCAACCCAAAGGCTCCGATCTTGGGCTTGGTGATCAAGACCCGGATATTACCCTCTTGAAAGTCTCGGAATTTGGATTCCTTCACATCGTCCGAGTCAGACCCAGCCACTTGAACCGAACCCGGCACCATCGCCTTTAACGTATTCCCCTCGTCGTTCAAATGGCACCACATAACGGCGGGACGGGTTGTCTCGTTCACGCTTGACGCAGCGGCTTCGCACCGCTCATTTATAGTCCTTCGCCGCGCTTCCCGCTCGTCTTGTAATCCCACCGCTGCAACATCAAATAACATACCCTGTTTGACCGTTTTGGCCGCTACCACCGTTTCCTGAATATCCAAAGGCGGCAATTCAAAACCCTGGTCATCGAAGCCTAAATCAGATGGTCGGCGGATTGCCCTTGCCCAGGAACTTACCCACCTCCAAAAGGATTGCTCGGCGTGGTGCTTGAATCGCCATCCTCCACCATCCCAGAATCGGTTGGGGGCCGTCGTGTTTTGGTCATTTATGAAAAACTGGTTGAGCATATCAACGTAACCTAATTCCCCCAGCGCCTCAGAACTCGTCCCAAGTTCTATGTAGTCGTTCGGAGCGGCGGTGGCCGTACAAAGCAATCGATACGGCACCTTACGCATGAAGTCGGTAATTAGCGCTTTACGCTGACCGTCAAAGGATTTTAAGATGCTGGATTCATCGCAGACGACTCCGTCAAAATCGGAGGGCGAGAAGTGATGCAACCGCTCATAATTCGTGACGGTTATCCCACATCCATGACTGCCATCTATAGATCGGGATACTTCGATGCCAAACTTCTCACCCTCAGATATTGTCTGATGCGATACGGCCAGCGGAGTTATCACCAATACCGGCTTATTGGTTTCCCGGATTATGTTTTCTGCCCATACCAACTGCATTGGCGTCTTCCCCAGTCCGCAATCTGCGAATATACCGGACCGGCCCTTTTTAAGAGACCATTCCAGCAAGGCTTTCTGGAAGTCAAACAAGAAGTCTGGGAGATACGACCCCGCGAATCCGTGTAGTATCCCCGCCTGCCGTTTTGTATCTAAAAACCGTTTGTACTCAATCGTATCTTCTGCAATCATTCCAGGCATATACTCCTTCATGCCAGGATCAGGTCCGCCGGTATCCGGGCGATCTCGGACTCGTCCAACTTGAGGGCTTTCGCCAACGCCGACCTTATCTTGTCCCGGAGCGGTTGGGTCACCGGGCCGTCCAGCGGCAGAGGGCCGACCAACTCGACCAGGTGACAATGCCAGCGTTGTCCCGTCCGGGCGCCGTAGACCCGCCAGGTGAAGCCGTTCACCTCCACCTGGACGCGGGTCGTCTTTTGGTCATGACCGGGCATCAGCGGCAGACCTCGTCGGGTCGGGCGCCCCGGACGAAGCCGTGGCGGTTCTCCAGGAGGAGTCCGCCATCCTGGAATACCCGGAGGACTCTCGTCGCGGCCCCATGCCAGCACCCGCCAAGTTCGGGCGCGGTGATGGCTGGGGCTTGGAGGCCCGATTCCTTGTCTGGATTGCAGACGCACCGGATGCCATCGGCGCCGCTCGGGAAGGGCTTCAAGTGGACATTTTGTCCAACCTCGTAGTCTGGGATTATCATGGTTTACCTCCTCAGAATCCCGGCATCCGGGGACGGTCCTCCAGGTCGGCCTCGATGTCCGGCGGTGCCGCTTCCCAATACCCGCATGGGCAGACCAAAAACAGGACCGGCGTGTCGTGCGGGTCCCGGCGTAACAGCTCGACGGTCATCTCGCCGCCGCATTCGGGACAGGTCCGGCGGATGGTAGTCATGCTCGATAGTCCTCCGCGGTGTTGATCACGACCGACACCTCCGGGAGTTCCGGGTTGCCGGCATATAACCGGGACGCCAGACGGTCGCCCATCCGGTCGGACATCGCCGCCTTGTTGAGATTGGTCGCCAAGACCATCCAGCCGCCGGAGTTATGCCGTTCCTGGACTAACGTCGTCAGTTGCTCTCGCGCCCAGTCGGTCGTGGACTCCATGCCGATGTCGTCCAGGAGAACGGTGTCCCGGCGTTGATACCACGCCATCAGGTCGTGGAGATCGTCCCCGGAGTCGGAATCGTAGGTGTGCCGAAGCCGGTTTAGAAATCTTGGACTCAGGTCGTAACGGACGGTCCGCCCGGATTCCAGGGCTTGGCGTCCGATGGATTCCAGGAGGTGGGATTTACCCGTCCCGGTCTGGCCCACCAGTACCAACATCCTCGGCCCCTGTCGGTCGGCGAACTTTCGGGCCGCGGCCAGCATGTCGTCGGTGCCCGGACGGGCCCGGAAGTTTTCAAACGTCCTCGTTGTCCCGCCGGTCGGGAGCGCGGCCTGGGCGTGGCGAAGTTCTTCGTCCCGGCGTTGTTGTTCCTCCCGGCCCCGACATTTGCACTGGGCTTGCTGGAATATTCTCTTTGTCGGGTCACGGTCGAGAAGGATGCGCCGGACATCGGGATGGGTGATGTCGAAATACCCGCACACCGGACACTGGGAATCGTTGGGGAGCGGTTCGCCGGCAGACCGGACCCGTTTGAAGATGTCTCTCAGCGGTTCCATCGCGCCCGAGACCTTGACCGGCTTGGGGTAGGCGTGGAAGTCGGTGTCTCCCGGTTGGAGTACGTCGGGCGGTATCGTCATGGTTTATCCTCTCGCCTTCCGGGCGTCTTGCTCGGCCTTCATCGCCACGAAGTCCTGGGAGTTGACCGAGAAGACCTTGGATGGCGGACTCGACCGCGGAGATATGGCATCCCTTCGCGCCCAGTTCTGGAATGTCGCCCACGGATCGCGGCCCTTATTTTTGGGTTGGGCGATAAATGCCTTAACTCCGTAAGCGGTGACCTCGGCCAGGTCGGCGGTTATGCCTTTCTTGGATAACCACGCCTCGGCGTCGGCCAGAGAGGTTGTAAACCTTGGGAGTCCTGATAAGACATCGAACCAATCGGGCGATGGGTCCGACGGCAAGTCGGACATCTCCTCTGACGGTTCTTCTGATGATTCTTTGATGATTACTGATGGTTCGGGTGACATAGCTATGTCACCCTTTAGCGTCTCCGGTGTCACCCTTTGTGTCTCAGATGTCACCCTTTCCGCGTCCTGGGTGACACCCTTTATATCCGCCTCGCCGTCAATGGGTGTCATATTGTCACCCTTTATATCCGCCAATATCTGGCGTTCTGTTCTCGGTCGGAAGGGCGGTTTCTGCTTGCCGGCGGATGGGTCGAGTCTATAGACGACGGTGTTATGCCGACCGCCAGCCACCGACCCGGTGGGGATCGCCAGCTTTTGGTCCCGGAGGTCTTTGAGGGTCCGCTGGACCTGGCGGACTCCGTACCCCGTCTTCCACGCCAACCGGCCAACGCTTGGATAGCAATAACCGTCGTCGTCGGCGTGGTCTGCCAATGCCAGGAATATCGATTGGGCGTTATGCGGTAAATCCAGTTCCCAGACCTGGGACATTATCTTGACGCTCATCCCGTCGTCCTCCCCTCCCGTTAGATAACTCTCGGAGTGGGCCGATAAGCTCGGCCCAGACCGGCAATCGTCTAGCGTTCCGGCTTCTCGTCCCTCCGTCGCGCCCAGTCCTTGAGATATGCCTGGAAGTCGTCCACCACATCCTCGGAGCGGTCATAGTCCACAGCGGCCTGGTCGAGGATGTCGAACAACGCCAGCATCAGGTCGATGTGGTCGTCGAAGACGTAACCGGGCCGCGTGGACGTTCTAGCGTTGGCTTGCATCGAATACCCTCCAGCCTTCCCGATTCTCGACGCAGTACGAATCCTCCTCGTCGTCGCCCTGTTTCGGGAGTATGTGTCCCCAGTTGCCCGTCTTGCTTTGCCGCCGTTCCTGGTCGTGTTGGTAGCAGTAATGGAGCGGGGCCACCGGAGCCTGGTTGACGTTGCGATAAATCCAGTCCCGGCATTCTAGGAGCCAGGACGTATAATCACGGCCCTCCGGGACCGGCCAAATCTCGTACATAATCGCATCGTTGGCGTGATTCTGGCATTGGCCCAACGCCGCCGGGTTGGGAGGCGGTTCCATGTTGGGCGCCGGAGTCCGGGCCGGTGGCGCCGGGGCCGGGTTGGGTTTCGGCGGGGCTTGGACTGGCGGCGCCTCGTCGGACGCTACCCTCTCCCCATCTTCGGCGATCCATGTCGGCTCGATGGACACCATGTCCCAGAAGTAGTCGGTCGAATATCTGCCGTCTTTGTTGGCTTTGAGGTTGCCTTGATTGATGGTGATGATGGCGGTCTCGCCCACCTCAAAGCCCTGGACGGTCTCCCAGTCCTGACCGTATAGGGTCAAGTCGAACTTGGAGCCGGGGAGCTTCCAGTCCACCACCATCGCCCAGCCGTCCCGGTTCTGCTGTTTGCCCTTGGACTTCACCTCGGCGGTGAAGTGATATTGACTCTCGATGGCGGTGGTCATCTGACCTCCCTCCGGGCGAACTTCAGCCGACCTCGACTCTCCATCCGGGCGTTCTCAACTATGCGGAGAGCTTCGGCACCGTACTTGACCGCCAGACTCTTGACGGTCGCGGTCGTCCATTTGTCCTCGATCTTGACCTCGTCGGTGTGGGCCGGAGTCAGGCATTTCTTGAGGTCAACTTCGTTGAAGATTTCCTTCAGCGGCCCGAAGGATGGCTGGTCGTATTTGAAGCCGGTCTCCATCTCGCAGATGTAAGTCTCGGACGGGATGGAGGTCGCTTTCTTCTCCTCCATCCGGCGATAGGCTTCTTGCTCCAGACGACCGAGGACGCCTTTAATGACCTCCAACTCCTCGCTGACCTTCTCCATCTCAGACAACAACGCATCATCCAAGAGGAAGTAATGGTCCGGTATAGCCTCGACCATTGCCCTTAATTCTTTGCCCATGCGGTCCTCTCCTTCTGGGCGATGTACGCCGCGAGGGCTATCGCCAGGTCTTTAACTTTGACGATCGGCATCGTCTGCATAGTTCCACCTCCTGATATATCTCCGCTTTCCGATGCGGTCATTCGGGCAGTTTCTCCAGGATGGTCAGCCTTCCGTCCGCGTTACGTCCGCAAGTCTTCCAACCGGCCACCTTGAAGCAATACCCTGGATTGACGCTCTCGACTTTAGAATCCCAAACATAAGTAAATAGGCGGATTCCCGGCCACCGTTGCCATGCCAGTTCCTCGGCCTCAAGTATCAACTCGCTGGACAGGACTGGGCCTTCGTTCCGGAATACTGAACACATCAGACCCAATTGGTTGCCAAAATATGTGGACGTTTTCTCTCCAACCGCCAGACCGCGTTTGGTGCGGCGTTTATCAGGCCGCGCTAATTGTGATATGCGTTCTTCCGGAGCGCGGATGATGCGCCATGCCCATAATGCCTTGCAATCAACCGTCAAGAGAATCATCCGTTCACTGGGGCCAACGATGCCATTCCTGGCGTGGTCATGATGCAATCGGTCTTGGGCTGAATAGTGGCGCCTGTATAGGGCCACAACTCTCGGGTCTGCCGCATGGCTTCCAATCCAATGCCCATTGATACCGAGGCCGGTCATAATAATGTCCCTTGCCGGTCGGTCGGCCACCATGTCACTTGAGGACGGCCCTGGAATTGACGGGCCATCCCGACGCCGACCTTCCCGGCGGCTTTGAGGTCTGATAATCTCCGCTGGGCCGGGACATGGCCGAGGCCGGTCAGTTCTCCGATCTCCCCAGCCGTCAGGCCGGGACGGGTCAGGACAACGTCGAGGCACCTCTCGGCCTGGGTCCGGCGCCGACCGGAGTCGGTGACCTCTCCCGCGCCGGCATGGGAAGTCCACGGGTCGGTCGTCCGGGCGATGGGCGTGGTCATGCGGTCGGCATCCACATCAGGGCCGCGGACCCGCATCTCCCGCAATAAAGCGGGATGTCGATGGGTATCAGCCGGATAACGACCTTGCCGCAGTCCAGGCACTCGACCCGATGCATCCGCAAGGTCATCTAAGACCGGACCAGCCGGTAGCTGGCGACATCGATCTCCAGATCACGACACCAATTCTTGAATGTTCCGATGCTGACTCCCAGGTCCGCCGCGATCAAAACATCGGAGTTCCGGCGTCCCCGGTATTGCTCCAGAGACGAGATCAGGATGTCTTTGATCTCCCGGTGGCGCTGGAGTTCTAACAGCTCCATCGTCGGTGTTTTCATGGGTCTCCCTTACACTAGATAAAATATCGTGCCTGTATTGTATCAATATGCGGTCGGTATTGTCAATTGATACAAGACATGTATCAAGGATTATTCAGTCTTAAAAGAATAGCCCCCGGCTGGGCCGAGGGCTTGGTCGCGGTGGGCGGGGAGTCCTTTAGCTATACATAGTTTGCCAATCCCTTGGCTTCCTCCAGGTCGTGGTCCCAATCTAGCAAGAGGTTGACCGCCTCCTGCTCGGTCATGGTGTTGGTCGCCCGGTGGTCGTGGGCTACTCCGTTGCGAGGGCCGCAATTATTCCCACCGCATACCCGCGAGATCGTGATGCGCCAGGTGCCATTCTTTTGGCGGACTAGAGTTCCTTGTTCAAACTCCGAATACCTGTGGTCCCACCGGGTCCGCTCTCCGTAGGCTTGCTCAGTCATCATCTCCTCCTTCTCCTTTTGGGAATAGCTTTCCAGAGATTGGGTCTGCCACCACTGGCATCAACATGTATGTGTTCCCCGGATGCATGTCGATTAGTCGGGCGCGCATCTCTACCGCCTTGTCCCAGTCAAAGTAATTACCTTCGGGTATTTCGTGCGAAGATAACCAGACCTCGAAAGGGAACCAGACCGGGACAAACACATCAACCTTTGAGTATTTGACCACCAGCATATATCTCTCAGGTGCCATCTCTATACCTCCGCTGCCAGGGCGGCGTCAATGTTGGGATATATGCTGAATCCGGACGACCTGGTGACTATGACCTGTCCCCACTGCGGCGTCAGGTCGGTGACGAACCACCAGGTCGTCCCATCCGCCTCGGTGTATGCCGCGCCCGACTCCAGCCGCTTCCGGATATTGGTCGCCTTCCGTTTACGGCTCACCCAGAGCGCCGCCTTCTGGCGTGGCCTTCCCTTCGCTCCGGGGATGGTCGTGGCGAGTCCTAACTCCTTGAGTATCTGGTAGACCCTCCCACTCGTTACGCCGACCATCCGCGCTATCTGGACGGCGTGGGCGTTGGGTTGCTCGGTCCGTATCTGAAGCACCTTGTCGCGGGTTGTCATTACGCCTCCGGGCCGTCGTTGACGTATGCCAGAGTCAGCATCCCGTCCGCGAAGGCTTGGGCTATCTGCCGGGCCAGTTGGCCTTCCGAGCTTCCGGTATGTAGGCTCAGACCGACCATCGGAGCGCCCACGCTGTTGACGGAGTCCTCCACCTCGATCTTGTAGAAGGGCGCCGGCATCTCGATGACCCAGACCGTCGCCGGCTGGCCGTCCCCGCTGGTCTTGGGATAATGCTGGAGTTCTTGCCATTCTCGCCGTTGGAATAGTTCCGTTGCCATTATTCCGCCTCCTGTATCTCGGCCAGGATGCCGACCAGGTCCAGAGGGTCGATGCCCAACCGCTCGGCCATGTCCCGATGGTTCTGGCAGATGGTCAGGTTGTCGCAATCGCATTCCACCTCCAGCCATTCCCAGGACTCCAGCATCCGGTCTCGGATCGTGTTGTCCATCTCGTTTCCTCCTCCTTGTTGGCCGGACTTGCCACCGGCTCTTGTGGGTTACGGCCCCGAAGGGGCTGGCTCACCGTGGCTACTTGCTTTACATACTGCCGATCAGGTCGCCATCCTCGTCGCGGATTACTATGAAGCTCCAGCCGGTGCCCTTGGAGTCGTGGATGGCCTCGTAGGTCCAGTCGGAGTCGCCAGCCTGGAGAATCCGGGCCTGGGCTTCAGCGTCCTCGGGGCTGTACAGGGTGGCGGGGCGGTTGTTGATCATCATCTCGTTTCCTCCTCCTATATTTGGCCGGACTTGCCACCGGCCTTGCGGGTTACGGCCCCGAAGGGCTGGCTCACCGGGTTAATTTTGGCCTATACGGTAGAAGCACCAGATACAGAGGCAGGGGACCGGCATATGATTCGGGATAGGGCCGGTGCAACGTGGGCAGGTCCTCGTGGTTTCCTTGGTGGTCCGCTTGCTGTTATTCATCTCGTTTCCTCCTCTCTTGCTTGACTATGTATATTATAAGCGACGCCGCTATAAACTGTCAAGCGTTTATTATACCGATTCGCAAAACTCGTTGATATTGGATGACGCCAAATAGCAACGACCCCGGCAGGTGTCGAGTCCGCCGGGGCCGCTACGAGGAGGTGGAGGTGAGATGAAATTCTAGTTAGGCGTTGGCGTGGTCTTCCAGGTGCCGGACCAGGTTGCCGCGGAGGTCGCGGACATCGGTCTTGATCTCCCCGATGTCGTCCCGAAGGCCGTCCAGCTTGGCGACCACGACCTGGTAACGACCGTTGCTTCCGTTCCCATGCCGGCGAGAGATTATGGCCCAGGCCACGACGACGACCAGGACTCCGATGGGGCCGACTATCTCGGCCAAGCCAGCCAGGTCTTCCATCTAGGACTCCGGCTCCGCGAATGTGATGGCGGCGTCCCTGGTCTCCAGGAGTTGTTCGCAACAATCGTCGCACGTTTTGCAAAGGGCTTCCAGGTCGGCCTGGGCCTGGACGATGGTTTCATGGTCGGAGACCCGGCCAGCATCGTCCCGACTGTGCATCTCCTGGAACTTCAAGACATGCCGGAAAGCCTCCGTCGTCGCGTATTCGCTCCCGAATAACTTGATGCCCTTCTCAAATACGAAGTCAGTCTCGGCCTGTTTGGCCGTCCGGTGGTTATCGACGGCGGTCCCACATGCGGCGACTTTTGTGAGGTCGATCCGTAGCGGTTTGCTGGCTCCGATAGGGTTGTAAAACTCCTCGACGCACCCAATCCGGTCTGGGGCCGTTTGGTCATTAAATGTGGCGATTATTAGGTCATTCCCGATTAATAACTCTAATGCCCCGCCCCCTGTTGTTACCCCTAACACTGTGCCAGCTAGAACCTGGTCATCCGGTCTTGGCTCGTCAGTCTCTACATCTGTCGGTATCGCCCAGTCGGTCTTGGCGTAGAATAACCGGCGGCATTTGCCTTGCATCTCTATTTGTCGGTTGTGTGCCATTTAAGCATCATCCTCCACTCCATGCACTTGAAAAAGGAAATCTGTAGGGAGTGCCTCCGCGACATGGATTTGGACAGTATCTCCGGTGGCTAGATAATAATCGTGCGGTAATGGGGTTATCCACCACATTTGTGGTTGATTCGTATTGGTCGTGAGATAGACCTGGTCAGCTTCTATTTGCACTCCTATATTGTCACTGGTAAAACTGAGCGCAGGGTCCGGAGTGGCTTGGGCGTTAATCCCGGTCCACATATCCTGAGTGGCCGCCGCTGGGATGTGAATTGTATTCTCGGTGCCAGGGCTGCCTATTTTGACGTTGAACTGGTATTTCGTGCTAGAATGAGCCTCCACGACCCACAGGACTCGTATTCTGGATGCCTTGTCAGCCGGAACTGTATAAACCGTTGTGGTGACCCCTACAGTACCCACCGTTGATTCCCCGAGTATTCCAATTTTAGCCGCCATGATTTCTCCTGTTTAATCGGGTCCGCTTTGATATGCGATGACTTTAGCCGGCGAAGCCCCGCCTCCAGCGGCGGCGATCGAGATCGTCCCATCGCCGTTTGTGATAGTTATGTTATCCCCGCCGGTCAGAGTTGCGACGGCTGGGCCACTGGAGCCACCTATCAATACCTGGCCGCTGCTCGTCATCGCCGCCGCCGCCACGGTATCCGTCCCGCTATCCTGGGTTATCAAGACGGCTTTGTCGGTCAGGGAGGTCACGTTGGTGCCACCGTTGGCGACCGGCAATGTCCCGCTGACTCCGGTGGCTAAGGCGACCTCGTTCCAGGCTGGGATATTGCTCGTTCCAGTATTTGCAAGGTATTGGGTCGAAGTCGTGGACTTGGCTAACCTTGCCGGCGTGTTGGCTCCGCTGGCATAGATTATGTCACCCGCCGTTGTCATCACCGCCGGAGCGGTCACGTTGAGGTTATCTCTCAGATGCGTGTTGAGATCAGCCGCCAAAACGACGTAGCCAGATGCCCAAGTTTTCGGAGTCGTCCAGGCCATTCTAAGCTCCTATATCGTGGTCGGTATTTTCCTGTTTCAGCATCACCACGGTCTCCCCTGGTTCCCAGTTCCGGTTGACCGCCTCGGCTGGGTTGCGCCCGTTTATGGGCCGCTTGAGTAGTTCAGCCTCGATGGCCTTACGGTTGGACGGGATGGTCACCGCGAACCACTTCCCCTCGTTGGCGGCGTTCCCACATTCCACGCACATGAAGACCGGCTGGGAGAGGTCAACGACGAGGGCGCTATTACAGCCGCCGCAATCGACCAGCCACCGGCCATGATTTATCCGGGCCGCAACCTCTCCGGAGGAGTTGTCCTCGGTCGGGTCCGGTAGTGGGCCGAAGCCCATCCTCATATACATCCCCCGGACCATAACCAGATACTCCTCCGGTTGGAGGTCTTGGTGCTGGACTATATAGTCGTCTGCCATCAGTACGCCAGCCTGGTTTGAGTTCCGAGGGCCGAGGTATTCAAGACCCAAAAATCACTGAATTGGAGGGCGTCCGACAGGAGGTATGTGACCTTGTGGAGCCGGTTCGCGTCGATCTGGTGACTGACCGCCTCGATGAAGAAATCCCGGTTGATGCTCAGGTCGGCGGTATTATCGGCGACCACGGTCACCCGCTCCGATATATCCCGGTCGAGCATCTCATTCACGGAATTATTGTCACGGTTTGCGAAAAATGAAAGCTGGAGGACGGCGGTCGGGTCTTTGTAGATCGAGAGGTTATAATCGGCCCAGTCCAATGCCTCGCCGCTGTCCGGGATAAATTTTGTCTTGCTAGGCCAAGTTCTTTTGCCGAAGGCGGTCTGGGAAGTGGCGTCTTCCTGTTTGATGGAGGCCGGGTCGTCTGCCGTGATGGCCGTTCCTCTGGCCTGGAGTTTGGTGATGTAAGCGGTGGCCGAGGTATTATTGGTCAGGGTTATGTCCATCGTCTCTGAGGACTTGGAGACCGAGATGCCGATGGATGCCGTCACGTTAGTCCCGGAGCCGTCCGCCGCCGTATTCCCCAGCATATCGGTGGTTGCCGCCGTAGTCGTCCACAATGCGACGCCCCTGGCGTTGTTGGCCGACGCCGAGGTCGGATACCGGGCGATATACGTCCGGGCCACGCCGGGAGCGATGGATGGGGAGCTGGCGCCGGTCTCCGAAAGCGTCCAGAGTACCGCCACGCTGGCGGTCGTGTAGGTCTGGACATCACTCTCAAATATATTGAATATATGGGGGAGCGGGTCGTCCATGATGAGGCCGGAATATACTCTGGCGGCCCCGGAGGCGTCCGAGTAGGTCGCCTGAGAGGTCAGACCCACGCCGGCCAATCTATGGTGGCGGTTGTCGAATACGATTTGCCCCGATTTTGACTCCCTGACGAACCCTCCCTCGGTTGACTCAATTTCCTGAAGGGCCGGGACGGTATAGGTGGCCGACTTCCAATAACGAGTAATGGTCGTCTTGCCGGTGTCCAGGGTCCGGTAACTACTCCCGGCGCCCCAGCCGGCGGCGTCCAGGATGTCGTCCACGACCTGGTCCGTCCTCTGGGAGGTGACCATGGCGACTTCGATTTGGTCTAGATTTACCTGGCCGAGCGGCCCGGTGCATTCAAGGATCGCAATCGCATCCCCGCCCAGGAATACCTGGGGAGTTATCCGGACGAGGTATCCCTGCCATATCGCCTGGTCGGACTGGGTGGTCGATGTCCCCAAAAGCCGGACGGGACGGCCTGGGAGGATATTCCCATAGATGGGCGAGTCGGCATTAAACTGGTTGTAATCCCCGGACCGGTTGTCCAACGTGGCCCGGAGCGTCCCGGCCTTGGACTTGCCCGTCAGTTGGGACGCCCGGTCCCGACCGAATGAACAAGTGATACCGCGGACCCGGCCCATGTCTATGGTGGCCCCTGTCCCAGTCCAGGAGCCATCATTTGCCCAGTCCACCTGGAGCTTATAACTAGCCACGACCATTATGCCCTCGCCAGTACGCCGGAGAATCCACCGCCCAGGACGGCATCCCTGATGACGCTGGTCACCTTTTGCTGGAAGTCATCGAAGCCGTTTACGTCCCCATTTATCACCAGATTGATCGTCATGCCGGCGCCGCCGCCTTTCAATGGCGCAACCGAAGCCCCTCTCGGCAGGGAGAGCAATTCCGGGCCGCGTTCTCCCACGATCGCCGAACCGCTTTGGGTTATCACCCCGCCAGCCGCTAACCCCGGAATGGGGTCTATTTTCGGGATTCCGAACCGTCCGGGAAGTTTATCTACTATGGCGTTGATCCTCCGAATCCAGACATTGAGGCCATCAACCATGGAATTCAAAATGCCTTTAATTACGGGCATGATGGCCTTGCCTTTGATAAAGTCCACTATGGCATTCCAGATGCCCATGATACGAGTCTTGAAGTTCTCGAATGTCCCGACCAGGGCATCGGTCACTGTCGTGAAAGTGGACTTGATGCCGCCCCATATCTCGTCCCAGTTATCTTTCAAAAACAAGATAGCTTTGACCAACGGACCCGCCGGGAGAAGCCATCCCAGCTTTGAGTTGTAGAGGCTCGTGATCTTGGTAAAGACCGTCTGGATCGTCTCCTGGATAAAAGCGAATATCTCGCCCCAGTTCTTCTTCAGAAACAGGATGCCCTTGACGAGCGGCCCCGCCGGGAGGAGCCAGCCAAGCTTGGAGTTGTACAATTCGGTAATCTTGCCGATGACTTTCTTCACGATCTCAGAGATGAAGTTAAATACCTTCTCAAAAGTCACCCGGAGGGCGTTGACGATGGTGTCCCAGTTCTGCCAAATCAGAATCCCGGCAGTGATGGCCGCGGCGATCCCCACGACCGCAAGGGTCACCGGGAGCATGGATAAACTGAGCGAACCGAAGGCCACGCTGAGTATCCCGATTGCCGCCGCCATCGTTGGCAGTAGTAACAGAAGCGGTCCGACTACCAGGGCCACCGCTCCCAAGGCCGCGACCACTATCATCAAGACCTTGGTCAACTGGGGATGCTCGGTGGAGAAGGCGATCAGCTTGGTCGTGACTTTCTCCAGGATGACCGCCATCGAGGTTAACGCTGGCATCAATGCCTTGCCGAACTCTTGCTGGAGGTCACCCACCCGGTTCTTGAGTTGGACCATCGGGTCCGCCGCCGCCTCGGCTTGTCCCCCGAATTTAGCCATGATGGCCGCGATAACCTCGGTGGCCCCGGCACCCTTCTCCACCTCGATGCCGTAACGCTTGAGCGCGGAGGTCTCGCCGCCGATGGCCCTCGCCACCAGGGTCGAGGCCGCGCCCAGGTCCATCCCCTTCCCAGCCGCCAGGTCGAGGACCGCCGGAAGCGCCGCCATCGCGGACTCGTAGTCCCCGGAGACACTGATCAAGCCCATCAAGGCGTCCCGCTGGGCCTCGTCCCCGAAGTTGGTCTTATTCTGTTGGGCGGCGATGACCCGCTCGATGGCCGCGGCCTGGGCATCGTAGGATGTCCCCACGTTCTTGAGGGCTACATCCAACTGGGCGATGCCGATGGCCTCCTCCTGGGCGGACTTGACCGCAGAGACGCCAAGCGCGGTTATCCCGGCGCCGATCGCCGAGAGGCCGATGCCGATGGCCTTGCGGTGTTTCTTGATGCCGTCCGCCATCTTCCCAAAGGCCGACTGAGTCTTCTTGAATCCCGCCTCGGCGTTCTTCGGGTCCGCGGTTATCTGTATCTCGACCTGGTTAGCCATCGCCCTCTGGTTGTCCTTCCTGTACTATCGCCACCATGCGGAGGATCGTTACGTCCTCGGCCATCAACTGGGATGGAAGGCATGAATACCTCTGGCAGAGGCCGTCTATCAACTCGGCCTCCTCCAGTTCCCAAGGTTTGGTTATCATTCGCCCGTCGCGGTCGATGCCGCCGCCAACGTGCTTAAATCGCCGGATGGCGGTTC